GATCATCTGAACGGGTTGATTGAGGGCGACCGACATACTTGCCCATGCCTGCATTCAACGTGTACGCAATGTAATTCGTCATGCGTGTGTAGTTGTCAGTGTTCGTGACAGCATTGCTTGAGCTGTTATGACCGAATCGCGCGCCGAAGTAAGCACCACCTGGAACCGGGTTTGCGATCAGGTCAATTCCAGCTTGACCAAGCACCGTCAATTCGGCTGTGCTGTATGGACGAGACAAGAAACTACGCTGCGTCGCCACGATCCCATAAAGGGCTTTGTTCAGGCTGGATTGCTCCGGAGACTGATTCGACAGCAAGCCAGCAATGAAACCTTGCGGGGAAATGACGCGAGTCGTGTTGTTGACTGTATCGAGGAAATAAATCCAGTCGCCGAGCAATTGCTTGTAAGCGTAGGAATCGATACCCGCTGCAGCTTTCGCCGCCGCCGCATTTGTCGGCGTCTCACCAGCAGGGCCAACACCAATCATGTACGTACCTTCAGACAAGCCGTAGGCAATCTGATTGCTCGATGTCGTGTAATCGTCACAATCCGCCAGCATAGCGATTGACGAACCGGTTGAACGTAGCGAGTACATGCCTGTGCGTGTGCCAGTATCAACACCGACCAAGACAGCACCGGTGATTGTTGTGGCGCCATCGGTACCGGCTGCAAGTGTGGTCGTTGCAACTGCAACACCGGCAGTGCTTGCACCAGCCGAAGCAACAGCCAATTGAGACGGTCCGCGCGCAACTGATTGACCAGCATTGATTGCCGCTGCCAAGGCAATCCACATCGCATTACCTGTACCCGCAATATTGTCGAATACCTCTGGTGTTTGACCAGGCAAGGCCAACGTGACACGCGATGTATTTGCTGCACTACCGGCCGACATTGTGACTTGTAAGGAATTACCAAGCGTGCCAGTATATTTTGCTGTGATCGTGACGCCAGTAACAGCAGCGGCACCGCCAGTCAAAGTGCCACCGGATGGTGTAGCGCCTGACACTGTTGTGGCGACAGTCAGCGCATTGCCAGCAACGCCACCAGTAACAGCAGTCAGATTCAGCGTATTGGCTACCAGCGCATAACTGAACTTAATCAGATTGACGTCAGTGGAAGCTTGCAACAACGTGAGCAGCGATGCCAGGGTGACAGCAACAGTGCCGCCAATGTTCACCTGGTTACCAACCGCGCCAGAAGCAACAAAGGTGACAGTGGTACCGCCAAGTGTCAGAGTCGTACCTGCAACTGGGTTGGTCGTGAATGCCACGTTACCAATCGCAGCCGGAGCAGCAGCAGGAATCGCCGCAGTAGCAGCGACATCGGTACCATCCGTCACGCGCACGAAACGGAAGTTGGCAGCGCCCTGCAATACCGCAGCAGCGACAGCAGTCCCCATATCATATTTGCGCGCCTGGATCGCTCCGAAGCTGCGCGCATAGTCAGCCATCGAACCGCCAACTACTGGTGAATTCGTTGGACCCCATTGCGCGGTACCGACAATGCCGAGAATATTGGTAGGAACACCGTTGAGCAATGACACGCTCGGCGGAACGATCTGAACATAAAGATCAGGGACGATCAAAGCGGTCGTGTTGATTTGACCTTGCTGGACTACAGGCATGGAAGCCTCCTAGAAATGAAAAAAGCCACCCGAAGGCGGCTTTGAATTGATTGTTGACGGGTTATTTTTTACGCTTCACCGGGGCATCTGCCACAGGCTCGAGGTCGGTTGTCGCAACCTTCACGACATTGCTTGAATGATCCCCGTCAAGAATCGTCTTCACGGTGTCTGCATCGGTGATTTCGTCACCTACTTGATAGTCGGCAAATGCCGTTGTCACTACGAGTTTCATATCATCCTCATGAATAGAGAGTTACGGATTGAGTTGCGACCGGAACAGATACACCCAATTGTTCGATAACGATCTGCGTCGTTACCACGGTATTGGTGAGGCAATATTCAACTGCGTACAACATGTCGCGGCGGTAGATACTGGCTTTCTGCGTGTCGTCATGCTGAACACTGCTTCGGTAACGCATGAGGCCTTGACTGCCGTCTGGCATCGTCAGTCGGTAAGTGTCGGTCAATGCTGCATCGATCGCGCCGGCGAATGGATCCCGCTGCGTGAATGAATTGGCCCACACTGAAACCTGAAAAATCTTTTCTCTACGTTGCAGCACGCGAATGCCAGTACCTTGCACACCGACCCGGGCGCTGATTGTCTTCGCGTTCGGTATCGTGATCACCGCACCAGTGTTCGAAGCTGCTCGTTTCACCGTCACCAGAGCGACTAGCGCGGTTGCTATCGATGTAGCCGTGTCGCTTGCCTGCACCGCATAAACAAAAGGCACACCGTCGACCAGGAGCGCTGCGTTCTGCCCTGCCCCGCCAACTCCGTCCACTGTTACTGTCACGCCGACCACCGTCATACCGACTGTCGCAGCGCTTAAGGTTGCGTCCTGAATCTCGGATGCATTCGATTCTGTGACCCGCTCGGTCGCAGTTGGAAATACTGAAACGTGTATCTTGCCGGCGCGCAGATCGACGTCGAGCTGAGGCGCAATCGGCCAGCCCTGATACACCAGAACTGGTGCCGCACCTGGCGCAATGGAAGATTGCCCGGTGCCGTTTGGATATGCCGTAGCAGCAATCAGTGCAACCAGTGCATTTGCGACATCGGTTGAATCAGCCATTACGTGTGTTCCTCAACTGCTTGTATGCGCCAGCCCAGATCCGTGAATTCCGCGGCCTGCACGACAAAGCGCCTAGCTTGATCATCGACAATCACATCAGATGCGACGATTTGCGTTGTGATAGATGGCGGCAATAATATTTTCCAGCCTGAATTCTTCCCTGCTGACGGTACACCGGTACCGGATGATTCGCCGCGACCACCAAGCAAAATTGACGCTGGCCAGCCTGAAATAACCGCGACTTGTGCTGCTGTGTTTTCTCCGCTGTAGGCGACAGCGCCAACGCCAGAAGGCGGCGTGGTGCGCATGATGCTGACAATTCGATTGCACTCAATGAGGATAATTGGCAGCAGGAATTGTTTGCCGGCGACGAAGTAAGTCCCTTCAGTACCGACGATGTAATCACCCGTCTGCGTTGTTGCATCGTTGATGAGTGCGAACCAAGTCGGGTCGCCGTATTGATTTGGCTCTTTAAAGTTATATGACGATGTCGAATCAATCGCCACCTTAATGGTAGAAACCAGATTGGACAAAGGCGCGGTTTGTGATATTGGACGATAAAGCGAATGCAATAACCCAATGATGTTCGCAGCCTTCGCATATCCAGCATAGACACGGGCTTGAATTGTTGCTCCGTCCATGACTACACCACAAACGAAACGCCACCACCAGCCGATAAGCCCGGACCAGCAGTGATGCCAAGAAACGCGCAAAATTCATTGCGCCATTGATTGAACAAAGCCGTTCTGTCGCGCACTTCATTTTTGTTGTGCTTCCAAACCGCCGCCGCTTCAGTATCCAAATTGACGCCAGATGCAACGATTGCCGCCTCAAGCAGATAAAGATTTGTCAGAAAGTTGGTGCGAACAACGGTCTCTTCTTCCGCGCCCAGGGTGTTCATTTTGTATTCAAGCACACCGTACTGCGTAGAAAACCGATAGCCGGATGCTGGCGTTGGCGTTCCCGTGCCATATAGTCCATAGCCACAGAAACGGCGTATGTCGACCTTTTCCGTAGTTGTGAATGACATTAGCAGCTCTCCGGGAACTCGACCAACGGTGCCAGGCGAGTGATTAAATCGGTGATTTCAGCGGGATCATTAACGACTGTTCCAACCTGCCAAAAATGCATCTGCTCGTCATCATCCAAATAACCGTATGGCGATGCAAGTGTGACTTGTGTTGGCTGATCAGCTGGATTAGCTTTTGCCGCAGCCTCTGTTTTTGCAGCTGCTTTTTCTGCTGGTGTTTCTCGTGCCATGATGATTCCTTTAAAAAAAAGCCCGTCACCGAAGCAAAGGGCTTTTTGTGTCAACGAAACAGCGGATTAAACGTGTTCAATCGCCACCGCGCGCTTCAGATACTGAGCGCCAGCAGTTGGAATGATCGTTACATTGGCGGTTGCATCGGTTGGCACTGCAAAACCACCGATCCAGAACCAAGACTGACCAACGATTTGCGCCAAACGATCGATAGGGGCACGAGTGACCATGCAGACACTATCAACCATTTGAATCTCAGAGTTGGTACCAGATAAATCAGCCGCTTTTTGAGCCATACCAGAAAAATCACCCTCAACCAATGCACCAGGAGCACACAAGAGAGGTCTGCGCACCTTCAATGCTGCGTTGGTTGGATGAGTCTGCACCAGTGCTTCAGTGGTAGGAACGAAGTTCACGCCCATCAACTGAAAAACTTTGCCCTGACGAGCTTCTGGCGAACCGTATTGACCTTGATACATCAATTTGAAATCATTGTCCGAGAACAATTGGCGCATCGAGACGTTGTCCAAATACAGATTGAACATTTCGTCCTGCATACCAGTGTTATTACGCAATGCGGCAACAGCATCTTCAATTACGCCGAGAGTCAACACGTCAGTGCTGACCAGCGAAGGTGTTGCCGTAGCAATACCGAATGCTGAACCACCGTTGTACTTACCGTTTGGACGAATCATGACGGGTGCATTGGCATGTGACACTTGGTTGAGCGCAGTACCATCGGCAACCGATACGTTACTGGTGAAGGTCAATGTGCCGGAGTATCCGCCTGGCGTGGTTGATACGTTGCCGCCATCGCGAGTGGTACCCGACAATGTGTACACGTTCAGACCAACAATGACCGGCGCCGTGAAGGTGCCGGACACAGGTACAAACTTACCAGCGCTGGCGCCAGTGCCAAGTACCTGTTCAAACCCGCGCACGTCGTCCACGTTGATGGTCAATGCTGGGCCGCCAAGTGTTGTACGAACACGAGTATTGCCGCCTAAGTAGCCAGCAAACAAGGCATTACGTGCCAAGCGGTCAAGCGACTGCTTGGCCTGCTTACCGTTGGTCAAACCGTTGAGCAAAAACTGATTTGCGATACCAACTTGCGACGTCACTAGATTCAAGTCAATCGAATCACCGTACTGGTCGATACCAAGAACGTACTGCTCAATTGTCTGACTGGATGGCGTGATGCCGTTATCCAAGTTCGTATTGGCAGAAGGCGCCAGCGGTGTTGTCACTGGCGCCTTTAAACCTGCACGAGTCTTGGTGACGGTCTCACCAACGTTGATAGAGACTGGCTCTTTATCAGCAACTGAACGATAACCAATTGCTGAATTAAGTCCAAGGTGAAACTCTTGCTCCAGGAAGCCTTGTTGAATCGCATTTTGTAGCGATGCGGGCATATTTTGAATGGGCATTATTAACTCCAAATAGATGAAAAGATGGTTTTCTTCATCGCCTTGGCGTCTGGCCACGATGCGAATGTTGCCGCGATATGCGGCGTGTTACTTGTTACTTTATTGCTTCAGAAGTGCTGCTTTTGCTGCGTTGTACTCTACTTTGCTCATATCCTTGACCAGCTTCTGTGCGGGTGGGGTTACGGCTGGCGGCGTGATTGGCGTGCTGCTATTAGCAACACCAAACAGATACGGCTTGGCCTCTTTCAGGCTAGTGAATAACGCATCAGCGCCATCAATTGAGCCATCGTCTTTCAGCGAAACCTTTGATAGATCAGCCAGCTTCAAGCCGTCCATATCGATCAATCCTGCTTCTTTCGCCTTGACCTTGAGTTCCGCACGCAAGATACGTTCGTTCGCGGCTGTATTGGCCTCGTTTATTTTGGTTTCGACATCCTTGGCAGAGTTCGCTACCGAATCTTCGGCAGTTTTGAGCTTTCCTTCGAGTTCTTGATTCTTCAGACGAAAACCTTTGTTTTCGGCGCGAAGTTCTTTTACGTACTCAAGGGAAAATGTTTGTGACTCTGGCGGTGTTTTTGATCCACCTCCTCCTTCATCATCGACCGCATGAAAACGTAGAAAACGTGGGAAAAGCAATTGAAACAGTTTTGATTTAGGCATCTGGCCCTCTTTATAAAAAAACCCACATCAAGCGGGTCGGTTGTAAATTCTTTAGTCGTCTGAATTAGCCAGCGGCGCATTTTCAGGCTTTGGCGGTAAATTTGGCGGTGGTGGATCTGCATCGATCTGCTGGAGCTCGTTTTGTGGATCCGCAATGTCGTAACTGGAAGCCAGAGACTTCACTGCCGTTTCACGTGAGAGCAAACAAGATTGGCGCAATACGTCAAGCGTTACTGCCTGTGTCTGCTTATCTGCAAACGTCGGCGCGTACCACTGAGGCCAACGCAACGATAAATCTTCATCAGATAGCTTAGGCAGCTTCTTGCCCTTCTTATCAATCAACTCAAACTTGGAAGATGCAGCCACAACCATATTCAGCAATGACAACAAAGCGCCCTCGCCGTAACTGATGCGCAGCTTGTCAGCCAACCAAATCAATGTTTGATTCATCAACTCCATTGCGCGGCCGGACTGAGCTGCAGCAAGTTTGTCGGCGTTGGAGCGATTACCGCCCGTGCCTTCGAGTGCAATTTCTCGCAAACCACGTACCCAATCAAGCACGGCCGCAGCGGCGGTACCGTTGATCTCCAACAGTTTTGCATCGCCTTCAGCACTGGTAATAATTGCGTTTGCAGCACCACGTACTACTTGGCCCTGTTCGCCAAAAGCTGGCTCTTTGATATGCAATGTAGGATCAGCCGAATACTTCAGACCGCGTCCACCTTGCGACAGCAAATAATCCGCTTCCATTTGCGTATCAATCGCCTCGCTGCCGAATGTCGGCTCACCATCGATTGAATCACCACCGGGCAAATTCTTAATCCACACCATCGGCACGAAACCAAGTTTATGCTGAGTGCTACGCGCAGTATCGACCGTTGGCGCTACGTCTTTTTCGTCTGTTCTCTGTGGGATGAACCAGTTTTCAGCGACTGAATCCCATTTGCGTTGAAACCAGAAATCCAGAGTGACATCAGCGTCCGCAATTGGATAGCCCATGTCTTTGAGAACAGCACCCTTTACTTTCCTGCGCTCAGTCACTGACTTGAGTGTGTCGGGTGCTTGAAGCTCCCATTCTGGCGTCAGGAATGCCGTTGGCATCACATCGAAGAACACCCGGCTAGCCATCACACGCAACATGACCACGACAGATCCGACCGAGCCACGCGTTGCAGCGTCAATCATCACTCTATTCAAGCCTGATTCTTTTATCAGCTTAGCCAATGCGTCGCGAGTCGGTTCGTCAATACATTCAACAGAAGGAAAGTGTCCTTCAGAAAACAGTAATGAAACCGAGTCATTGACGACCGTACGGCAAAACTTGTTGCGTGCCGATGGTCTGCGCTGTGCAAGCGAAATGTATTCGCCGGCGCCGTTCTTTTCAGTGCTGAACGGATACTTAAGATTTTCATACATCGTGCCATCTAAGACACGCGTTAATGCCAGGAGTAAATGTGTGCGCTCAGGATAATCCGAGTCTTTTGGATACGTTGATCGCAGGTTGATAAAATCTGACATGTTTTATTGACTCATTTGGTTGACAGCGCCCGCGCTTGGTAAAAACAAACTGAAAGGATCGGCCTCATCTTCGTCGCTGTCTGCGTCGATATGTCCCGTCGGTGCGCTTCCGGTCACAAAACTACCTATTCATGTGCGCCACATGTGCATCGTGGGCTTGTATCTTCTTGACCACTGGCCAGCGGAAGTTCAGGAAGTAGCCGCCAGCATCATTTGCATGGTCGTGGCCACTCTTCTTGTCCGGCTCGCCGTTGTCGTCGTAGGTCTGTTGCTCAAGGCAATCGGTGAATGTCGGGCATGCATCCGTATTGACGCGCAATCGCCTGACACCAGCGCCATTCAGGATCAATGCATTCACTGAATTGACACGATCTTTGACACGAGGATTGACAGTGCCTGTTTTGATTGTCAATCCAGCGTTTTGCAAAATAGTTAAATCTGAGACGCTGGCACCCTTGCTGCTAGTGTTCGCGCCGCTGGCATCTGGGTACACCGTAACGGCGTGGCCCTTTGATTTGTAGCGTTCAACAATCATTGCCGCCATCGTTGGCGTATCCCGAACCTTTACCAATTCATTGACAGCGTGCGGCGTATCCTCGCGGATCACAAAACCGATTGCCGCCATATTGTTGACGTTGAAATCTAGTCCAAAGTGCAAAGGCTCGTTCGGCAAAATGATTGTTGACGAATGATTTAATTCCCGAGAGAAATCAGGATAAACTGCCCCGCTCGTCAAGTTAACAAACTGCCCGTTCAGATACGCCTCGATCAACTGGGGCGGATAATCGTCGCGCAGTGAATCGATGTAATCGTCTGGCAGAAATGGATTTGACGCCGTTGCAGCCTGCACCATGCCATACGCTGGCTTTGGGTCCTTCTTCCACTTCTTGTACACAAAGCGGAAGCCTTCGGGCGTCGTATAGACAGACACCCGGTTAAACGGATTCTCTTGCCCCTTCGGGCGTTGCCGGTTACGCGCAATGATTTTGCGCCAGGCTAATTCGGCTTGTTTCTCGTTGAGCGTGTCTAGTTCATCGACATGCGCTCTATACGATTCATAACCAACGATGCGCGCCGGATTGTCCAGCGTACGCATCACGAAGTCACCACAGCCGCCTGTTGACGTGTAGATGATGTTTTCGCTCTTGTTGTACCGATACCTGATGCCAAGCTCGATTAACTTTTCTTCCATCCTGGGCGCAAGAATCAAACGCACCAGATCATAGGTCGGCTCATACATCGCGATCATGGCCGCTGAGCTGTCCAGCGCGTCACGAATGGCGCAATTGAGCATCGTCTCAGTCTTGCCAGTACCGAATCCGGCAACGAAGGCAGGGAACTTGTGCGGCATCTGGAAGAACTCAGCCTGCGGCTCAGTCATTACCATTTTAATTTCGCGCATGGACTACCTCGACAAGGATTTTACCAACTGGCCTTGCGTCTTCTTTCGCTGCTGGGATTCCATCACCTCCAGCTTTCATCAGCTCTATGCGCGTTTTTTCCAAGGATTCAATACGAGCCAGCAATCGATCAATGATTCCGCTATAGTCCCTGCGCTTGTACGACTTATCAACAAGCACATCAGAATCATCGAGCGGAACACTAGCGGCTGTCGCTGTCTTCTCGACCTTTGATTCAAGCAGCAAGTCATTGCCGTCCTTATTTTCTGCAGCCAGCGCTCTTACCAATCGAATTCTGCACAGTTTCAATTCATCATCAATTCGCCCAATTTGCACCTGATCCCAAATGGCTTTTTCCTCATCGTTTATGACGGATGAATAAATGCCGTGCGTATTTCTATTTTGGTTTCCTTTTGGAGCCCCGGTACTTTTACCACCATGCAACTTACAGCGACTAGAACCTTTTAATACATGCTTCTTACATGGTTCCCCGCTGCGGTTCTTTGCGCCGCAGAGAGCCATAATCATTATCTTTCATGGGGTTGTATTAGATTTCTACCGCACAAATAACAAAGGCCACCCGAAGGTAGCCTTGCTATTTGCTTTTGGCTTCAGTTAAGAGCCAGAAGATCGCGCAGAAGAAACACTTGATGCCTTGCGTGAGCGCTCACGCGATCCTGCTGGAAATGAATTCCGGAATTGGCTTCGCATAAATTACCTTTCTAATCAACGAACCCAGCCCAAACTGGGTCTATTTTTGAACTTACGTTGTATGGTACATCTGCTGGCGGCAAGTCAACGCCTAGCTCTTTTGCAACTTTTTGCCCATCCAGGTACTTGTCCCCAAACTGAAGCAAATTCATTGCTTTTAAAAATATCTCCTTTTGCTCCCGCGTTTGAAAGCAGAGGCAAGCAAAATATTCCGTGTCCGTTGCCAGTTCGAATCTTCGCCCTTCATCTTTTGCGCGCTTACGGAATCCCTCTTGCACGGCTGTTAAATCGGCGTGCGAATCTTTCTCCGGGTCCCCCGTCAGCTCCGGCAAATCAACATATTGAGGCGGTGGATTTTTTTTAAGCGCTCGCAAATCTGCGGTTTTTTGTTTAACAGCCAATGCCTTTGATTTGGCACTTTCTCGGATTTTTTCGATATCAAGCTTTGCCATTTGCGGCCTCCCAACGAAATACCTCCAACTCAGCCAAAGGGAACCACTCCAGAACTTTTTGATAGTCTGTCGGGCGATGCCTCTTCAGAGGCAGCAAAAAGCGTAAGTCAAGGCCGTCAAATGAGCGCCCAAACAATTTATAGTCTTGAGGCAGGCGGATGTTATGTTTTTTAAACGCCTCAACCAGATCGGCTTTTTTCCAGTCCCATATAGGATGGTACTTCCCCTGGTTCTTTGAGATCGTGCCGTGCGTTTGTATTGCAATTCGGCGCATCGGGCTGTCCGCAGCACGAACGCCATCGGCAGCCAGAATGCCAGGACTCAGCCCGGCCAATTGCGCTACGGCATTGCAACTGTCCTTGTAATTAAAATTTGGTAAATTTGCCTGTTCAATAACTAAGCACCGTTCTGGCGTCTGAAATACCAGATTATTCATCCACCGGTGCAGACTGGGATGCGGCAATCTGGTTATTTTTGCCTCGAATTTTCTCTCATAATAGTCAAGCGACTCCTCGACAAACTCAAGTCCTGGTATCAAGTAAAGGTAATACGGGACAACCCGATCAAAATGAGGGCGAATTGCGAGCCACGCCGCAATTGCGTCCTTCCCGGTTGAGAAAGCAAGCAGCGTTTCGCTTTGCATTTCCCTGACGGAATGTATTGTTTCCAACCCACTCAGAGCCATAATATCTCCTGTTCGCCTTTTGCTTTATTGCAACGGCAACAAAATCCTACCAGCAAACAGAAAAAACAACAACATATTTATCGCAGTGTGCCTGAAAAAATCAAATTTATAAGGCATAATGCGACATTTAAAGGCAAAATATGACCCCAAACGCCCAAAACCACACGCCAACCCCTGAATATCTGCGCCAACTCATCAAGCGGATAGATAAATCGCAGCGATGGATAGCTGAGGCATCGGGCATATCTGAGCGACGTTTGCGCTATTTAGTTGCTGGTAAGCGAACGATTGCCGATGATGAAAAACCAGTCCTCATGGATTACACTGAGCAGTATGTATTAGAGCAGTTAGCAGATGCCGCTGATGTTTTTAATCGAAAATAAATCATTAATTCTGCCGACTGTCCCGCCGCAGCGGTTCCCGATCATGGTCTTTTATAAGTGGGCAGAAAAAGAAAACCCCGCACTCAGCGGGGCAAACAATCGAACAGGTTATATCCACCCCTTGATTTAGTTCGAGATAAGACCACTTCCTTCGGCTGTTGAATTACTTAACTGCTTCTGATACCTGCTTGCCTGCGTTTTTCAGCAATGCAGAAGTGTTATCGAATGCGCCTTTTGTCGGATGCTCAGCGCTGACCGGAAGGGTGATAACATCAACAACCACGGCAACCGGAGTGAGCGCAACAGATACCGCCGCTTTCGTCAAATTTGTAAGCATGGAGAACATGTGCCGCTCCAAACGAAAAAGCCCGCGAACACGAATGCTTGCGGGCTTTAGACGCATTGACCACGTCTATATGAATGTATTCTATAACGGAGTTAAAAACTCCGCAAGCTAAATTTGCGGCTATTTTATCAGCCCTGCATTTTTTAACTTATCCTCAAAAATATTCCATGCTTTTGCCTCTTGGCCTGAATGATCTCGATCAGTTCCTTTGAGCCACGCTGATATTTTCTCATTCTGCGAATAGACGGTTTTTTCATTACACCCAGCATCTATAGCTAACTCCTTTAAGCTCACTTTTTCGCCAAAATGCTTGCGTATTAATCCACGGCGCACCGAATACAGGCTCAACATACCTGCAAAGAACTGAGCGCATTCCATTGTAAGGAACCCGAGTGCGTCCTGATACTCTTTGTTTGCCCTGCGTCCAGAGCAGCATGCGCTATTGCAACTACAAACTGTGGTGTCCTGCGCTACGCGAGCAATCAATAAACTTTCAACGAGCATCCCGCAGCTATGAAGCTCCTGTTTTACCATTCCCGCTTGCGCTGCGCCATCCAATCCACCCAGACCTTTACCGGATCCGCCGCCTGCTGGTGCCGCCAATGCAGCGACCGCTGATTTTCCGAATTGCTGGCCGGAGAAATTGAGCGCGAATGTCAGCGCTGCATGCGCACTGGAGAACAGTGCTTCTTCTTGAGCTACTGATTGTGGTAAGTCTCTTTTCATGCTGCAACCTCCATTACTTTCTTTGTGTTGATATGGTTTCTCAACCGTCGCTGAATTTCTTGATATGCCCGTTCGACATCGATGACACGTACTGCATTCAACTGCGCTTCATGCACTTCTAGCAGATCATTCAAGGCCGTCATTTCATCGCCAGTCAGAATAAAACGATTAGATTTCAAATACCGCTTGCCAACAGCATGCAGCGCATCGCGACCCGCGATAAGCATGCCGTGATACTCCATATCGAAATGAATTTCACACAGCACAATCGCCATGTTTGCAGCGCCTACCAACATATCCCAGTCTGATCTTTCGCCGATTCCCTGAGTAATCTTGAACATCGCCGCATGATTTTTAACGTTCAGATCAGTCAGATGCTCCCCTTGCAATCTTTCCATGCCACCAAAAACAAAATTCAGCGGGTTTTGGACGACCGGCTTTGGTACGTATTTTTTATTTCGCTTTTTCATTCCCGCTCCTCGTAAGATTTACACCGGCTTCCATGCTTTGTTTTGATCTTGCAGACCTTAATTCGCTTCTCACCCACTTCAACCCAATCCTCGTGCCGGCAACCTTTGCAGGTCTTCTCCTCTTCCCTGATCATCTGATCCAACGGATATCGGTATCGCCTGGATTCATAGACTGTCATTACTGAACCCTCCGTCTGAATTGCGAAACACTGGGATACTTACCGGCTGAATAACCCCGGGGAATGCTTTGTAATACGCTTCGATGTCATCCAATATATGCCTTGCATCTGACGCGATGTCATAAATTCCGATCAGCGATGACTCAAACAAATCAACTCGGTTTTTGTAGTTTGGCGAATCTGCAGATGTCGATGAAATCTTCCCGCCGATCATAAAAATAGCAATTTCATTATCGCTATTGCTGTATGCCTTTATTGCCCGTTTGAATGCTTTTTGCACGGATTCTACGGGGGCATTGAGTTGTCCTTTTTTTGCCATCAGACTGCATCCTTTCCCATTGCCGATGTATTCATCGGTTCCTCCAAATATCTCGTCGTTTCTGAATAACCTCTTCTGCTTCCTGCTTGAATCGTTTGCAGTCCTTATCCGCTTTCATCGCTACAAACCTGGCACGTAGCTTCGGGAATCCAATGCAAAGACCGAGGATGACTGCGCGATGGCCCGGGTGCGTCTCGATGTCGAAGTAGTGGCAGTGAGCGCATTTCAAGCGAGTCTCCGCAGTGATGGTGTCGATATCGCTTTTCCGACATCGCTCAATGACTGCATGCTAAGCAGTGGCTTATCGGTACCGAGCAGCATCACATCCTGTGCTTTTTTCGTATCGCCGATCAGCACTGGCTCCTGCCCTTTATGACCGTTGACTGCGTTCTGCGAGTTTGCTAAGCCGATCAGCACCGGCGGAAATTCAGGGTTTTCTCCGCGCATGCGATAGCCGCGATAACGCGTCTCGAACTCTTTGGCAACGAACGGCCATTCGTCATTACCCTTACTGCCGATCTGAATCCAGCCGCCCATTTCTGAAATCACACGATGAATCAGCGCATCGTCAAACACGACATCACGATATGTGCCGACCTTGCGAACAGCGGAATCAACTTTTGCCCATGCGATAGATGCCTGGTCTTGCGTCCGCCCCTGTAGCATGCGCACTACATCGGCAGGGAAAGGCATAAATTGCCCCACGTCTGGGTTGATGCAATGACGATTCAGCGCCTCACTGACAGCAACAAAATCGTATGGCTTCATTGCTTCCCACCATACCGCCCCAGAAAATTCCGAGAAGTCTTTCCGATAGAACGCCGAGATGTCGGCAATCAGTTTGAAAAATGACTTGCGATCTGCGTTTATCATGCGTTTTCTCCTGCTGCCGCGAGGCGATCAGCAACGGCTTGGTTGCTCTGTTCGAGTGATGTCTGGCGATTCGGCCTTTCTCCCTTGGCTCTCTGGCAAATGGCCTTGAGATACGACGCAGGATCAGCAGGCCGATTAACGACCGTCGAACGAACTGCTTCAATCACGATGTCGTCTCCGTAATCATTGACCAACTTGCCAACGAACGATCCGCATTGCGCGGCAGGCATACCGGCTTGCTGCAGCAGTGATTTACCCGAAGCCCAGAGTTCGGTCTTAGTCATGGCTTTGGCTTCATCTTGAGAAATTGGCAATTCAGTGGAATCCGACGGCTTGCCGTCAGTACCGTTAGGTACTGAATATAGTTGTCCCTTTCCCTCTCCCTTTCCCTCTCTCTTTCTCTTGGCTTCTGTTACAGAGTCTGTGACAGACTTTTTTATGCTGTTAAATTCAGTCTGTGACAGGCTCTGTGATAGCTCGCTTAACAGGGTCTGTACGTTGCTTTCTATATGAGAAAATTCAAACGTGTCACTGACTTTTGAAAGGCGAACTAGCATCGCTTGTAACCGCGCTTTACCAGTGCGTGATCGCTGGTTCATCTTGCCTTTCCACGCTTCTGCAGCTTTCTCTGCGACGACTGGGTGATACAGTCGTCCGTCGGAACATTTAATCCAACCATGCAGTGCCATAGCACGAATCTTTTTCCACGTTTTTACGTCCCGACCAAGCTCCGCGAGGCGAGTAAGTGAAATATCATCATCCGGTATTGATCCGGATGGAACTTGATGAAATGATTTGAGCCAAAGCGTCAACCCAGCACGCCAAGCGGTATCGTCAGCTAATGCATGAAATTCCGAATTGAAAAGCCGCGCAATATCCAGGGGCATAAAGGGAAAGTCGCGCAGATCACAATCAGTCGGTGACAAAGGATCTGGGAAAACGTCTGCTTGAGTCATGCTGCCGTTGAAAAGTATTGGCTTTTCCCGTTTTGTTGCTATAATTTCCGCAGTCATTTCCTACCTCAATTAGTTGATGATTAGAGAAGCTCACTGTTCGCGCAGTGGGTTTTTTGCTTTAAATCTGTGATTACGATCTTTGTTTGACCGCCTTTGATGACTGCATCGCTGACGATATGCAGATCCTGAATCTGGCTGTCATCAAGCCAAACTCCTGCATGTGTCAAAGCGTCCTGCAATGCTTTGAGCAAGTTATCGAGATCACGCTTGCGACGATCTGGTGGAAATACGCGGATAAACACACCCACACTTCCCTCAAGCGTTTTATGCCCGGCTTCAGCAACAATCTCAGCTACAACAGCGCGAAACTTCACGCCAGCCGGACGTATAAAGCGGGATTTACCACGAATGCCGTAGTAATGATTAATCGTTGGTGGGAATGGCAGAGTCAATGCGATCATGCTGGACTCACAATCAAGAGCATTACCTGATGCAGAAGCTCAATCTGTGTCCCATACTGAGCCTCAAATCGTGCTTTATTCGGATGAACAGCGACACGTTGCATCGGGTCTGCATCGTCCTGCTGATGATGTGCCGCGCAAAGAGGAAGCACTTTTTTATGCGCACTAGGCTTAGTACGTCCGTCGATGTGATGAATAGAGACATGCGTGTTTTTAATGCCGTCTTGCAGGCATGCGATGCAGCCCAGCGCAGCCATTTGCGACCACAGTTTTTTTTCTTCGGCAGTTACCGCGCGCTGTGATGTTTTCAAGCGCTTTGCCGATTTGACTTTCGCCAGCTTGTCTACCGATGCCGTACGCAAAACACCGGTACGGTTCATGGGCGCAGTTCTTGGCTTGAACGAGGTTCGTTTGAGAGTCATTGATCGAACTCCACGCCAAACTCAGATGCTGCGCTTGCTTGCACCTGGTTCATGTAGTCTGAAAACTCGCCAACACTCATTTCTGTTGTTGATTTGCGCTTAATGATGACCTCGCCATCAGGCAGCGTCATTTCATCACTTATGCCGAATTTGCGAGCGTAGAACTCGTGCCACGTATCTTTGTCGAACTGGCGACCATTGACCCATGCTTGTTCTGAAATTTGCTTGAGAATTGCGCCCCAGTACATTCGGTTTTGCTGAACGTTCCGCTTACGCTCATCAGCAGTAACAATGACGCGCAACGGCTCGCCACGATCAGCAAACACTTGCGCATTCGCCCTGACAAATGCGACAACAGCAGGCCATACGGTCGCAGTTCGGAGAGGAAACTCGCGGTAAAGTGAAGTCATTTCCCACCCCGGCACAATTTGCAGTATTTCCGAGTTGGGTTACCAAATTTGTCGTAGAACTGTGCTACTGAACGGCGACGTCCATTGCAATGTGGCCCAGCGCAGACTCGCGTAGCGGGAATGGCATTGACGGGAGAGGACGACTGATTGCGCAGATGCTTGAAATCAGTCGTCGCTGGTGATTGGTACGTCATGGTTTACGCACTGACTCAACACGATCAACTGCCGCGAACATGCTGCTCTCCGCTTTAAATAATTCATCTTCCGCCACTTTTAATTGGCGCTTGATTTCAATTACGTTGCGCTTCTTTTCCGTTACGTTTTTGGCTTGCAGCGCAGCGAACTGAACTAAATTTTCTTCTTTACGTTCCATCGCTACCTTTCTCCTGGTTATAAATAACTACCTCTGCCTGATTCATTGTCTTGTGTTGAACGCAACAGGTGGGCGACTGCGAGCCGGTAATTCTTGGGATCGTTTTCGGACCACTTTGGGTCTATTTCTGTGGACACTGCTTCGGCTATGATCAACGTATCGAGTGAAAGCAACAGGAACAGGGCAAGGGTTTGAATCAAGTTCGATTTCGCGAATTAATAAATTGCGAATCAGTCCAGATTGAGAAACGTGGCGTTTTGTGCATAGCGCCTCCGTAGCCAAAAAAAGGTCTGCATCTAAATTGCTTTTTACTGAAATTGAGTGTTTTGTTTTCATGATTTATTCGTCCTATGAATGTGTTGCAGGAGCTATAAAAATGGTTTGTTAAATTTCTAAAAAAAACGAGGTCGGGTCACATGGGTTACTCCTTAATGTTTACTTTTGGTGTGCAGCGCTTTTTGTGCAAATAAGTAAGCCGCTGGCCTACATGAAAAGAAAGCCTACTTCCGCGCTCGCCATTTTTTAATGCACTAATAAGCGACTGGCTGCATGGAACGAGCACAGCTAACTGCTTCTGAGTCAGGCCAGTTGACAGCAATTCTTGAACTGTTTTTTGAGTATCCATGATTCATTATCACGTTCGTGTTTAAGAAAGTCAAGACTTTTAAACACCTTTGTGTTTGTTTTTTATATTACATTTGTGTTATGAAGACACTAGCAAGCCGCCTCGCATGGGCAAGAACCAATAAAGGGCTATCACAACAAGAGTTAGCCCGTCGTTCAGGCGTATCCCAGTCCACAATTGGGAACCTTGAATCAGGGCTTCGTCTATCCTCAAGAAAGATCACTGTCATAGCATCCACACTGGATGTTGATGCGCTATGGTTGGCAGAGGGGAAAGGTTGCCCGACCACAGAGTCCATGCCGACGGCTTTCACTCAGGCCGTTGCAGCAGACGCGGAAAATACCGGCTTAGATACTCCATTACTGGCAATTACTCCAAGTAAGTCACCAAATGAACATATCCAAGCTGTCATCAAGCTGATGGAAAGCACGGATGACAAGGGCCGCAGAAAGATCAGAGACGCCGCCGAAGAGACGTTGGCGGAATACGATGCGCATTTGCGTCGAATCGGCGCAAAAAGTATCGCCAGCGATATCTTGAATATGTCAGGCCTGATGTCTTCTGATGACGTATTCTCAAAGAACAAAGAGAAAGAACAGAATTGATGATTGCCATCGCAACGCTGATTACCGGCACTGAGGTATCAATTGGAGATGGTAGAAATAAACCGTTCAGGGCACCAGTCAGGATCGGCGAAGATCGCCCTATTTCAGCCATTTGTAAGCGGGTTTCGAAGGAACAGATCGCAGCAGAATGTTATGCTGCCACTCTATTAAAGGCATGGGGCTTGCCTGTGCCGACACCGCTGATTGTTGTCGATAAAGACGAATTGTTGTTTGGTAGTACTGAAGAATATCCAAGCCTCAAGCAACGATTAAACATCAGGCTGGATTTACCAGAAGACCAGTTTAAAAAGCTGATACTCGTTGCCTGCGAAATCGTTGCTTCTTTTGAAGAAACGCCACTTGCTATCGTCGCCGATGAGGCCATCGATAATCGAGATAGAAACGTTGGTAATATCTTGTGGGATGGCAGTACGCCAAGTTTTATCGATCATGAGGCCGCATTTGGGCTATCAGAAGATAGTGATGCCAATAAATTAGTCAATATGGTCATCAATGCTGGAAAAACTGAGGCCGTTTCAATAAAATCTGTCGCATCATCATTGACCTGGACTTTGCCAGAGATACGCGACCTATCGAGCCATGCAGACCTTGACGTAAGTGCGTTTTCGGCTTATGTTTCGGCGCGGATCGCCAACATTTCTGCACGCGTCCTGAAGAGGTTCCCTAAGCCTATCGATTTACTCTCTGAGATTACATAAAATGACAAATGCCACATGGATGCCTCTTTACTGGGAACCGGTTGCCGGAACAGATGAGCGCATCATGGCAGGCGTGATTGTTGATTATGAGAATAGTATGACTGCGCATAGGATATTGCGCGATGATGTACTTGAAGCAATGTACGGAAAAGCATCGGGAAGCCCAAAAAACTTAATTGATACCGGGTTACGTTTTGCTTTGAAAATGGCAGAAATTTCAGGTCTGGACAGCGTAAAAGATGCTGTTCTCGGTCTGCACCCAGGCAATATCAGAACGACCGAAGCAAAAGATCGTAGCGAGGCAGTACGCATCGCTGCACTGATGTTTTCAAGCTTATCCAATCTCGATTTGATCGATGATATTGATGCAGATGACGCTCCTACTCAGGAAGAGACAAATCGCCGACTCTCGACGGCCGTGCGCCAGATCGTAGTCGCCGAACGTCCGGATCTGGACAAGTACTTTAATCGCAATGCAAAATTGGTTGATCGCGGTGAAATAGTCAAGATTGGCTTTCTTTCCGAGCGATCAGCAATTCATTATGGCGTTTTGCACCCAATGCGGCAACCATCCAGCGTGAAAGATGCCCGTGCCAAAATCTTCGAACTGTTCAAAGTCCACGAATACGTTGGGTTGCCTCAGTCCACCCTGATACTTGCAGTGCCACGACAAGATGAGCCGAGTTTAGGAAATAAGCAGCTCTTAAATATCATCAGGAATACTGAAGAGTTAGTCAGGGAGGCGCAATCTGTTGGCGTTGACGTGAGGCAGGTGAATACTGCGGAAGAGGCAGCGCGTGAAACGATGGAAATAGCCTGATCGGTGAAGCAGCATCAGGAGTAGAAAAAATAAAACCCGCCGCCTTTGAGTTTCCATACCTGCATACCATGCAATCGTGCTATGCGGTGCGTGTACTCAAATCAGAGCCACAATGCTTGCACTTAATCGCCTCGATCCTGATTTCTTCCGCGGGCTTACTACCCGGATCAACAATTGATTCCTTTTTCCCGCAACCAACGATAAGTAGCGCTGCCATCAAAGCTATGCCTATTTTCATGATGCTCCTTAAATGTAATTTTTTGTATCAAAGTTAATTATTGCTCTTTATGCCATTTTCGGCAATGCAAACAATCATCCTCACACTGCCCTCATGTAGTTTTTTCTACTAAAAACCCTCGGAGTTGTATTTTTGTTGTGACACGCAATAAATAAAAAAATAAATATCACAAATGTGTTTGACTATTTTAAACACATACGTGATAATTCCCACATCGCAGCAAACAACTCACCGGAGATTCAGATGAACTTCACATTACCAGCTCACTTGCGCAAAAAAGACGAAGACACCGTTGCGCATTTGTTTGCGAAAGCAGTCGAGAGTGAAACGGCGTCATTGACGCAGCAACTCAAAACAGCGGCAGCGAACATGAATAAGCCGATGAGCGAAGTGGGCGTCAAGGTTTTCAACAGATCGTTAGATTGCCTGATCGATACGTTTGACGACGCTTATGGCTATGTCGAAGGCGACGATGCGGCGCGCAAGGTCGAAATCATGCAGGCGTATGTCGCCGGTGACAGAGAAAAATTCTTTGCGTTGCATGACTCGCTATTCAAGCAATCAATTGCCCGTGAAGCGGAAAGAAACATCGAAGAAAACGAAGTAGATAACGGAGATTGATCTCGCCAAGAGCGGGGAGCCTCACAACTGCCCTGCCCCGCCTTCCGTGGCCGACAAATCGGATCGGTAACTCTCTGCCGGCGCAGTTTTAAGTGAGAGCCAAAAATTAACCAGTTTCAGCAGCGGCTTAGCCCCGTTGCAAAGCAATCAAACACTCTAGAGAAGACAGAAGGATAACCCTGCTTTATGGGAGTGAGACTGGTTAGTTTTTGGTTGATTAACAAGGCTGGCTCACTTACGAGCCACCAAACGCATGAGGACTGCCCTATGCAAGCTAAAGCCATTAGCCAGCATGGAATAGCCGTCTGAAACAGTCCTCAGTCGTGTGGTGAATGGCAGCGTTATGAATCCTGATTATAGGCAGAAGCGCAAGAGGGTTCAAATCCTTCCACCACGTAACTTAAACAGACGGAGAAACCGATGTGATCTGGCCTTTGAATTGATTCTTGATTATCAAAACTGGAGATTGAAATGAAAAAAATAAAACTGTTTTTAATGCTAGTTCGCCCTTGGCACTCATTCAAAGGAACGATGCTTCTGGTCAACAAAGTAAAGGTTTGATCATGAAGCCGTTTCGACCATCTTTTTTATGGGTGTGGCGGTCTTGGAATCACAGAAAAATGCCAACCAGAATATGCATCGCGATTTTTGATTGGCTTTATTGGAATTTTAAACGGAGTTGGAAATGAGTGAAGTTACACAATCAGTAAAGTCTTTTAGCTTAGCGCCACAAGACCTTGCGCAAGCAATTCAGTTCGCAGAAATGATGGCTAAATCTAGCATTATTCCTAAAGATTTTGCAAACAATCCTGGAAACATTCTTGTTGCAGTTCAGTGGGGAATGGAGCTTGGTTTGCAGCCAATGCAAGCAATGCAAAACATTGCAGTCATAAATGGCCGCCCTTCTCTCTGGGGTGATGCTGTGATTGGCCTAGTTCGATCTTCGCCTCTCTGTGAATACGTAACAGAAGAGAATCTGGAAGATAAATCAATCTGCCGCGTTAAACGTCGTGGTGAAGATGAGCAAGTGCGAATTTTCACTATTGATGACGCAAAAAAAGCCGGATTACTTGGAAAGCAAGGTCCATGGACTCAGTACCCAAAACGCATGATGCAAATGCGTGCACGGTCATGGGCATTACGTGACGTATTTCCTGATGTGTTGCGCGGAATGCCAATTGCTGAAGAAATAATGGATATTGAGCCATCAAATACTTATCAAAAAAAGTCGGTCACCAATAACACGACGTCCAGTGATGCACCTCCAGCAAAACTAAAAATCCGTGAGAACGGACTAAAAGCCGCTATTGAGTCAATCAAAAAAGGGGACTTTACCCGCGAGCAATTGGTTTCTGAGTATGAGCTAACTCAAGACC